GTAGCGGTCGGGCGTCAGCCCGCCCAGCTGCGGCGCCGAGGATCCGGCGACCCAGGCCGAGCCGTTCCAGGTCAGGATCTGGCCGACGGCGCTCCCCGGCCCGACCCCGCCACTGGGCGCGACGCCGCCGACCGCACCAATCGCCAGCAGCAGCCCGACCTCCTCGTCAGCGAGGATCTGGACGCCCTCACCGACCGTCGGCGCGTAGATCGAGAGGCGCGGGATCGTGATCGTCTGGCCGCCGATCGAGACCGTGACGTGCTTGTTGTCGGGGATCGCCGTCACCACCCCGGCGCGCAGCCCCGTCCCCTGGCCGTTGCTCCCCAGCTGGTCGCGCAGGACGTAGTCGAGCGAGCGGGTGAAGGGGACGCTGCTCACGCCTCGACCAGCTTCGCGTCGTCCATCTCGCGCAGCGCCGCCTCGTCGCTCCAGACCTGGATCCGCGCAGCGGGCGAGATCGCCTGCGGTCGCCAGTTGGCGCGCGTCGTCAGTTCAAGCTCGCCCTCGGCGTCGAGACCGATCGTGAGCGCGTTCACGATCTGCGGCTCGACCCGCCCGTCGGCGTGCACGATCTGGATCAGGTCATCCGGCTCCAGCGCCGGGTTCGGCACGCCGCGCAGGGTGAGGTTCCGCGAGAGGCCAAGGCGCAGGTTGAGCAGCGAGGCGGCGGCCGAGTCGGCCTGCGCTTGCGTCTGGATGGCGGACGACCGCGCGACCAGGGCGACCTTCCCGAACGGCCCTCCCCACCGGGTCGGCGAGGTCGGGTCGCTGTCGGTCGCCAGTGAGTAGATCGGCGGCAGCGCCGGGTCGGCCTGCGCGCGCATCGCGACCCCGTTGCGGACGCTGGAGCGATCCAGCGACTCCTCGGCGCCGAGCAGCACGCCGCCCTCGCCCGCGTCGATCGTCCAGACCGGTGTCCCGCCGGCGTCGAGCGTCGGGCGCGGGCGCAGGACGAAGTCGCCCAGGTTGTCGAACAGCGCCTCGGCGCCGATGCCCGAGGCGAGTTCCGAGATCGCGCCTGCTCGGTCCTCGTCGTAGATCGTGTCGCCCAGCGCCGTCTCGCCCGCCGGGTTGGTCGAGACGTGATAGGCGATCGAGGAACCGAAGACGTCCTGCACCATCGCCACGATCGCGTCCGAGGGTCGCTGCCCGGTCGCCACCCAGGGCGTTACGAACGCCTCGTCGGCGATCTGCGCCATCCGGTCGTTGAGCGTCAACGAGGCCTGCCCCTGGAGTTCGGCCCACACGACGGTGTCGATGCGGAAGCGCCCCAGCTGCACGCGCTCGGTCTCGCCGCTCGCGTAGCGGATCCCGCGCTCCAGCACGCAGTAGCCGCCGAACGGAAGCTCGCGCACGATCTCGACCGTCAGCGGGTCGGTCAGACCGAAGGCGATGTCGAGCGTCGCCTGACGCAGGATCGTCGCGTCGATGTCGCAGGTCATCTGCCCGCCGACGACCTGGGCCGCGATCGGGACGGTCGGCGCCGCCGGGCGGTAGACCCGTGCCGCGATGCTGATCGTGTGCGTGTCGCGGATCGCGGCCAGGAAGCGGTCAGAGACGGCCAGCATCAGACGTCGTCCGGCGGCCAGACGGGGATCGGGCTGATCCCCTCCGGGTAGGTGTAGGCCAGCTCGTCGTAGTCGGCGACGCCCGCCTTGAGCGCGGCGTAGCTGGCGAATGTCGCCTTGACGTTCGCGTAGGTGTTCGGCGCGACCGGCACGTAGATCGAGGGGTCAGGCCGGTTGACCTGCACCACCTGCACGCGGAAGCGGCGCTCGGCGGCGACGCCGAGGCTGAGGAATCGCTCCTCCACGAACTCGCTGACGGTCAGGTACATGTTCCCGATTCCCTGCTCGGGCTGCGTCCGCAGCAGGAAGGGATAGCCCGTCCCGAGCAACGCGCGGACCCGATCGCGATCGTCCTGCGTCTCGGTCAGCACGATCAGTTCGCTCGACGGCGTCCAGGCGGGCAGCGCGCTGACGACCGGCGCGCGCCGGTTGAGCACGCGGTGGATCCCCGACGGCACCAGGTAGTCAAGCTCGGCCATCGACTCGACCGTGACCTGGAGGCTGTTGGTCGAGCGGGCGAGATCGACCAGCCAGGCGCGGCAGTCCCCGTACTCGACCCGGAAGATGACGGTCGCGCTACCGACGACCGCGCCGCCCGCGTCGTACACGGTCACCGTGTAGGTGACGCTCACGTCCAGCGGCACCTCGAAGTCGCGGGCTGCGTAGGTGGTCGGATGCGCGACCGCGCCAACCGAGCCGCGCACCCCGGCGGGGACGCCGCTCGGGCCGACGCGGCTGATCGTGAGCGTCGCCGTGTTCGACGGCAGGCCGCTGACGGCAAGCTCGGCGGCGAGCCGAACGCTGTCGAGGTCGGCGCTGATCGCGACCGCCATCAGCGCGCCCCTGCCAGCAGCACCTGCGCGGTGCGATTGTTGGCCGTCCGCACCTCGGCCTTGACCAGACCGCGCAGTTCCGTCTCGCCGATGAACACCCGCACCTCGATCGGCGGCGCCGCGTTCGACAGCGGCACGACCGCCTCCGGTCCGGCCTCGCCGATCATCGCCAGCGTCGGCGTCGTCACGATCCCGCCAGCCGCCAGCGTCGGGATGTTCGGGAAGGCGACCGTCCAGCCGCCGAACGAGCCACCGCCGATCTTGTGCCCGGCGATCTTCACGCTCGGCAGCTTGATCTTCGGGATCGTGAACGAGATCCCGTTCCAGGCCCGGATGACGGCGTTGATCGGCGCGCGGATCGCGTCGGCGACAGCGTTGGCGGCAGCGCGGACGCGCGCGATGATCCCCGTGATGAATCCGGGCAGGCTGCCGAGCGCGTCCTTGATCGCGGTGACCGAGGCGCGCACCGGGTCATCGAAGCGCCCGAAGGCGGCGACGATCCGCGAGACGACCCCGGCGATCGAGGTGGCGATCCCGCCGAGCCAGCCGAGGAAGCCGCTCAGCAGGTTCTTCATCGTGTTGACGGCGTCGCGGACGGCGGCCGTGATCCGATCCCAGTTCTTGTAGATCGCGACGATCGCGAGGCCGAACGGGCCGGTCAGCACACCGAGGATCAGCGGCCAGTTCGAGCGGATCCAGCTGAGCGCCGCCTGCGCGCCCTTCTTGATCCCGTCCCACACCTTCCCGGCCAGCTTCGAGAGGTCATCCCAGTGCTTGTAGAGCAGGTACCCGGCCGCGATCACCGCCATGATCGCGACGACGATCCCGGCCGTCAGCAGGATCTGCGTCGCGCCGAGGGTGACGTTGAAGACGTTTTCGGCGATGGTCGCCGCGATCATCGCGACCTTGTAGGCGATGAACGCGCCCGCCAGCACGCCGATCACGATCTTGAGCGCGGTCGCCGAAGTCAGCAGCGGCTGGAAGATCCGCAGCAGATCCACGAGCGCCGAGGAGAGGTCGAGGATCACCGGCATCAGCGCGGTGCCGACCTTGATCTTGACCCCGTCCATCGCGATGCCCATCTCGCGCTGCTGCGCGATCAGCTCGCCGACCGACTTGGTCGTCTCCCCGTCGAGCGTCGCGCCGTACTTGGCGGCGGTGTCCAGCTGCTCCTGGATCGCCGCCGACCCCTTGAACAGCAGCGGCGCAAGCGCCTGCCCCTGGCGCGCGAACAGCTGCTGCGCGAGCGCGGCGCGCTTCGCCGGGTTCGTCATCTTCGAGAGGCCGTCGGCGACCTGCATGATCACCGCCTGCGTGTTGCCCGCGCGGACGTCCTCCATGGAGACGCCGAGATCCTGGAAGGCGGCGACCGACTTCTTCGAGCCAGCCGCCGCGTTCGTCATCTCCTTCGAGAGCTTGACCATGCCCATCTGGAAGGCCTTGGTCTCGATCCCGCGCGAGTGCAAGACCTCGGCCCACTCGGATGAGGTCTTGACGTCCATCCCGGTCGTGCGCGTCAGCGCCAGGGTGGACTTCGCCAGATCCTCGGTCTGCCCGACCGCATCCTTGACGTACTTCGAGGCCGCGCCGACCGCCGCCGCCGCGCCAGCCCACTTCGCCACCCGCTTCCAGTCCCAGCCCTTCGAGGCCTGGTCGCCGGTCTTCTGCAGATCCTTGACGCCCGCCGCCAGCTTCTGCGTGTTGGCGACGAACTCTACGAAGACGGACGGGTTCGCCATCTACCGCTTCCTCCTCGCACGGCTCGCCGCCCGATTCGCCTCGCGCGCCTCGCGATTCTGGAAGGCGACCAGCACCCGGTACTCCTCCGGACTGAGTGCGTCTACCTCGCGCGGCGTCATTCGCCAGTAGCGGCAGAAGGCGGCGAGGTTTTCGAGGACTCGGCGCTCGTAGGGTCCGGCTGCTCGGTCTCCTGCACCGGCTGGACATCGGCCGCGTCGTCCCAGCTGACCTCGTAGCCCTGGCGACGCAGCTGCAGCCAGATCATCATCTGCGTCTTCTCGTCCAGGTCCGACTCCTCGCCGAACAGGTACTCCAGCCGCAGCCCGGAGGTCAGCTTGAGTTCGCGCATCTCGCGCGGCGTCGGCATCATCTCGGCGGCGCTGGTAGGGATCGTCACCTCCTTCGGCAACGGCAGGCGACTCACGGGCTGGGCGTCTTCCACTGGAATCCTCCGATCTCGCGGTCGGCCGCCCTGGTGCCCGCCGCGACGACCTGCGGCTCGGCTCCCGAGACGACCGGGAACAGGTAGCGCCCCTGCGGCAGGTAGGGGCGCCCTCGCGTGCCGCCGAACTCGATCCAGCCCGCGTAGGGGACGCCGTCACCCATCCCGACAATGGCGCGCTCCCCCTCGCGGAAGCTGGTGACCGACCCGGCCAGGCGCCCGGTCTCGCGCGGCACGCGCCCGCGTACCGTTCCCGCCTGCTGACCCGCGATCCGCTCGAAGTCCTTGACCGCGCGGTCGCCGATCTTGCCGAACAGGCGCTTAGAGCCGGACGCCAGTTCATCGAACCCGACCACCGTGATCTTCGCCTCACTCACGTCGTCGGCGTCGGCTGCGCCGCCTGGATCGCGGCGATCTCCTCGTCCTTGGTCGGGTAGTCGGCCGGGTTCAGCCCGAGCGCGGTCGCCTGCTCGTCCAGCTGCGCGCGGGTCATCGCCTGCAGGTCGCCCGCCGAGGTCGTCGCAGCGGCGGTGTCGGTCTCAGACTTCGTCGGCTGGCCGACCACCGACCACTCCAGGTCGATGGTCGAGGCATCGCCCGCGTCGCCGTTGATCGGCGAGTAGGGCTGCGGGATCACCATCCCCGACCAGCTGGGGTTGTCCGGCCCGACCGGCTTCGACTTGTAGGGGACGATCTCGAACGGCACCGCCGTGTCGGCGGCGACCGCCTGGCTGAGGATGTCCTCTGTCGCGCCGGGGTCGAGCGACTGGTAGAGCGTCGCGACCAGCGACCACTTGACGACGCCGGGGTAATCGACCGAGCCGCACATCGTGTCGAGCGTCGTCACGGCGACGTCGGGCGAGAGTTCGAGGTGGTTGGTCACGCAGGCAAGCTCGGCGAGGCTCGTCGGCGTGTCGTCGGTGCCGATCTTGAGCGACGCGTCGTCAAGGATCAGCGGCATGGGAATGCTCACGGGGTTCCTCCTTCTTCGAGCGCGACCGGCACCCGGAACAGGAGCCGCGCACCCAGTAGCGGGATGCCGTTGATGTCGAAGCGGCGAGGCGCCTGCGAGTCGTCCAGCGGCCACGAGTAGGCGTCGCTCTGGAGGCGCCCCAGCGTGTAGGACACCAGCTGCTCCAGGGTCGCGACGCCCGGCCCTGGCTCGACTCGCCCGGCGAAGCAGATCACGTTCAGGCGTGCGTAGAAGATCCCGAAGCCGCCCGCGACTGTCTCAAGCTCCAGCCAGGGATCGTTCCACTCCAGCATCAGCGCGGGCGGCTCGACCGCATCGACCAGGTCGGGCAGAACGGCGATCGGCGGGTCGTCGGGACTGGGGGTGAGGGCGGAAGCGGCAACCGCCCTCACCGATGTGAGCGGGAGGGATCCGTTCCCGCTCACGCCAGTCCCCACTGTTGCTTGAGCGGCGTCAGGGTGTAGGCGTGCCGGTTGAAGCCGTCGCGCGGCGCCTGCAGGGCGCCCGTCTGGTCGAAGCCGATCACGCCGAAGGCGGCATCGTTCGCCTTGTACCACTCGACCGCGCGCAGGATGTTGACGCGGTTGGCGAGCGCGTCGTCCTCCGGGATCGGCTCGACCCGATCTACGTCGTGGTCGATCTCCTCGGCCGCCGCGTCGAGGCAGGCCTGCAGGCCGTCGGTGTTCTCCTCGGTCACGCGAACGCGCAGCGCCGTCGCAAGCTCGTCCACGGTCGCGTAGGCGGTCACCTACTCGGCGCCCTCCAGCGCCGCCCGCAACTCGTCCTTGGTCATGTCGTTGTTCGCAGGGCTGATCCCCCGGCTCTGCGCCTCGGCGAGCAGTTCGGCCTTCGTCATCGAGTCGAACGAGGAGGGCGCGCCGAGCGCGCCCTCCTCGTCGGCCGCAGCTACCGCCGGAGGCGCGAACTCGCCCGCATCACGTCGCTCGCGGTACCTGGTCACGGCCCTACCGCCGGGGCGGTGATCTCGGCGAAGGCGCCGGGATCGGTGATCGCGCAGGCGAAGGCGCCGATGATCCCGACCTCGATCCCGCCGATGGACGGCTCGACCGCGCGAAGCTCGACCGGGGATCCGGCCGTCTCGGCGCAGAGCAGCGCCGAGAAGTCACCGACGATCGCCGTCCCGGCCGGGAGGCCGTTGGTTGCGATGAAGCGCAGCCCGCCGATCGGCGGGAAGGTGCCGGTTGAGAGGTTGCCCTGCCCGGTCGTCAGGAAGACGGGCGCGACCTGCGAGACGAACCCGAGCAGCGTGAAGGCGTCCGCCGGGTTGGCGGCGATCGCGTTCGGGAAGCGCCCGGTGTTGGCGTAGACCTCACCGGAGGCCGCAGCGATCGCGGCCATCCAGCCTTCGAGGTCGCCGCTGGCGACGACCGTCGGCGTGGTGTCGGCCGCAGCCAGCACCGCGCCGGCGGCGGCGTCGGTCTTCTTCGCGTAGTCGGCGGCGGCCAGGTCGAACCAGAGCCGCATCGCGTCCGGGTTCGACCACTGCACCGTCTGCCAGGAGAAGTTGGCCGCGACCAGGTAGGTCTTCGCGACCGTGTTCAGGACGTCCACCGTCAGCGTGCCGTCGCCCGCCTCGGTCTTCTCGGTCGCCTGCTCGCCGACCGTCGGCCGCTCCACGATGTGCGGCCACTCCAGCTTGCCCGAGGAGAGGGTGACGCGGTTCGAGGCATCGACCAGAGGCCGCGAGTTGTCGATCACCTGCATGATCTGGTTGATGTACTGCGGCTGGATCAGCGGGCCGACGTCCGCCGTCAGCACCTGCTGAACGGCGCGCTGCAGGCGCTCCTGCGCCTGATGTCGCTGGTGCGCCGGGACGCTCGCGCCGATGTGGTTGAAGCGGGTCAGGATGACGTCGCGCGCGTAGCGGGCAAACGTCTGGTACTCGCCGTCGGGCGGCTCCTCGCCGCCGTTGCCGTCGCCGTCGCCGTCGCCGTTGCCGTCGCCCTCGGTCGTCTCGCCCCGACGGGTGCGAGACAGGGCGGCGCGCGCGTCGCGGGCCTGGCCGCGAGTCTCCTCGACCTCCAGCAGTTCGCCGATCATCGGCTCCAGCTGCTGCAGGCGCTCGCGGTGCCCGTTGATCAGCTCGCGCTCAGACTCGGACGGGTCGCGCTCCTCCTCGTTTGCCCGGTCGAGGATCCGGTCGATGTTCTCCTGCGTCTGGCCGCGTTCGTCTACCAGGCGCTGCAGGACGGGGTTGCCCACGGGGATCACTCCTCACGTCGATCGAGTTCGACGGGGTGCCGCCGTGCGGGCTATGTGGCGGTGTCCGGGGTGCCGTTCTGCGCGCTACGGGGTGCCGGTGTCCGCGTGCCGCTGCGGGGTGCCGTTCTGCTGGAAGCTTAGACCTCGATCCCGACTCCGCGCAAGCGCTCCAGCTGCGCGTCGTCCAGCCCCGGCAGGTCAAGATCGCCCAGCATCTCCTCGCGCGAACGCATCGCGGTCACGAGCGCCGTCGGGAAGGCGGGGACGCGCACCAGGCCGACCGACAGCAGCAGGCACTTCTGGCGGACGACCGCGCCCTGGGCATTGCGACGCCAGTGGCGGAAGCGATCCTGAAACTCGACCGAGAAGCCGGGCAGGATGCCCGAGCGGACGAGCTCAAGCGCCTGGTCGCCGAAGGCGCCGGCGTGGATCGCGAAGGTGCCGAACAGCCCGTGGGCCTCCTCGTAGAGCGTCCGGCAGATCCCGACCGAGTCGGCCAGGCCGGTGCCGTGCTCGTAGCGAAGCTCGACCTTGTCGGCTGCCCGCAGCTGCTTGGCGAACGCGCCCGGCTCGAAGACCTCGAAGTAGCTCGGGCCGGTCGGCGAGTCGCGCACCTTCTGCGCCTCGCCGTAGGGCACGCAGCAGCCCTCCAGGATCCGCCCCTCCCGCGACTCCAGCGGCGCCGTGAAGGTTCGGCGCAGTACCTGGGTCTGCTCGTCGTCGCTCATGGCGTCAACACCTCCTCGGGCAGAGCCGCGTCGAGCGCCGTCGGCGACGAGCCGATCGAGCCGTGCGTCCCGGCCTCCTCGTAGTAGTCGGCCGCCTGGTCGCCTTCGCGCAGCGGCGGCAGGTCGAAGACCGCTGCGCGGTACTCGTCGGCGGTGACGGCGCCGTCGGCGAGCGCCTTCGAGTAGATCGTCACCAGCGTGCTCAGGTCGGGGCGGATCGAGGCCGAGGGGTCGAACTCGACCCAGTGCCCGCGCGGCAGCCAGCGGCTCAGCGCCTCCTGCAGCTTGACCGCCGTCGGCATCAACTCCGCCCGCCACCAGAGGTCGGCCAGCATCGCCGGGTTCTGGTAGACGAGGCTGCCGCTCACCGGGATGTTGAGCAGGATCGCCGGGACGCCGAAGGCGGCGGCGATCTGGCGCGCGTCCCAGTCGCGCGACTCCAGCAGCATCATGTCCTTCGGCGAGATGGTCAACGCCTGCAGCAGTTCCAGGTCGGGCGGGATGATCGCGGGCGCGCCAAGCCGCTTCGAGACCGCCGCCACCCATTGCGCCTGGATCGCCGCCGCCTGCTCGGCGTCGAGCCGCCGCGAGGACTTGAGCGCCATCCGGTTGACGCCGGTCGAGTAGTAGACATCGGCCGCGTAGCTGTCGGCGGCAGCCGCTGAGCTCACGTTCGACCAGTAGGCATCCAGCGACGAGCGCCCGCGCAGCGCGCCGGTCGGATCGCGCATCACCTGGATCACGTCGCCGGGGTCGAGCGGGTGGCCGTTCGATTGGTACCAGCGCATTCCGCCCTCGTCCTCGACCTTCATCGTCACCGGGTCGAGCAGCGTCCAGGTCAGCGGGTAGCCGTCGGCGTAGCGGCTGGTCACGTACAGGAAGGCCTCGCCCTGGGCGTAGATCGACCAGATCGCCGCGAAGATCGCGTCGTGGATCCCGTTCGGGTACCAAGCCGGATCGGGGTCTGAGACCCAGGCCGGCCGGTCGGCCGAGGTCGCCTCTGAGTGTCGATAGCGCAGCGGCATCGAGGCGATCTGCTGCGAGTTCAGCTGCAGACAGCGATCGACCGTCCCCACCTGCTCGCCCCGGTAACCGACCAGCGACTCGAACCAGCCGTCGGCGCGGTTCCGCAGCGCGTGCCCGAGGAAGTCGCCGAAGCTCGTGAAGGTCGGCGGGACTGCGTTATCCGCTGCGGGGAGTGGCTCGCGGCGACGACGAAGCCGCATGTTCAGATTCTACGGCCCGTTTGCCCAGGTGCAAACGATGAGAGGGCGACCGCAGCCGCCCTCCCTCATCGTCGTGCTCGCCGCAGTCCTGCCCGGACGCGCGGACACTCGGCGATCTTATAGGCCTCATCGCGAGATCGGCGCGCTCGCGCAGCTGCCAGCGCCAGATGTTCAAACGCCGACCTCCTCCAGAGCCGCGACCGCCTCGCGCACGAGTTCGGCCCAGCCACGCCCTCGGTCGAAGTCCTTGACCCTCGCCGAGTAAACGACCGCCTCCCCGCGACGCGGCACTGTGACGCTCACGTCGTAGTTGCCGCGCTCGACGTCGCCGGTGCCATCGTTGACGACCTCGACCCGGATCACTTCGAGGCCTTCCGGTACTCGGCCAGCAGCACATCGACCATCCGCCGGTAGACCTGCCCGCCCGAGGAGCGGACGACGTCGCGCGCGCGCCCGACCAGGAGTTCCGGGCCGACGCCCAGGATCGCCTTCGCCATCCGCTCGGGATCGACGTTGCCGTGCAGCCCGTTCTCGGCGTAGATGGTCGCGAGGCCTCGGATCAGGGCGGCGCTGTTGCCGAGCGCGCGCCCGTAGGTCGCCTCGCGCATCGTCGCCAGAGTGGGCGTGAGCGCGTCACTGCCGTCGGGCAGCTTGAGACCGTAGGCGATCTCGACGGCGGCGATCGCGGCGATGTTGTCCGGCATTTCGCCGCCGCGAGGAGCACCGATCGCGATCTTGTAGCCGAACTTGCTGACGGCCTGCTCGATCCCGAGCGCGTCCGGGTCGCGCGCAGTCAGCTTCGCCTGGTAGGTGTAGTAGGGGTGGACGTTGCGCCGGTCGCGGTTCTTGTGCAGGAAGAAGCGCGCCTCACTGGGCAGGTCGAGGCCGACGTAGATCGAGGCGAACAGCGTCGTCTTCCCCGCGAGCCGCACGATCTGCTGGCGCTGCTGCCCGTCGAGGATCGCGAACTGGGCTGGCCCGCGCTGGGCGACGTCGATCGTCCCGACCAGCGAGGCATCGAAGCGCGCCGCCTCCTTGCGCACGAACGGCCAGTTGACCGGGCGCTGGTAGGTCTCGTCGGCGAACAGCGCGTCGAGCGGTAGCAGCTTGACGTCAAAGGGCCAGTCGTCCTGCGCGCCCTTCGGCAGTCGCACCTCGACGTGGTCAGCCGGGAGGCCGCGCCCTTCGCGGATCAGTGTGAACCACTCGCCGACCGCGTCCGGCGCTCGCTCCAGCCGGGCAAGCACCGCGTCCCAAATCTCGCCGTAGCGATCCTCGACCCAGGCGCCGTTGACCACGCGGCGCGCGTTCTGCGCCAGCAGGTCAAGGCCCAGCTCGCGCCCGAGGTCTTCGCGCGCGACGACCATCCCGGCGGCGCCGAGTTCAGTCGCGATCCCTGGCGTTTCGATCCCGCCCATCGGTTTGAGCACAGCGGCGTACCGCTTGAGCCGGTCGGTGGCGACCACCTGGCGGCGCTCGTCGCGAGCGGCGGCCATCTTGCGGTAAGCGTCGGCTCGGCGCTTGAGACCGGCGCCGCTGACGTCGCGCTGTCGCGTCCCCCTCAAGACGCGCGCCTCGGTTAGCTGCTCGGTGAGAGCGCGCAGCGCGCCGGGGCTGGGATTGTCTCCGACGGTGATGTTCGTCCCGTCGTGTTCGACGTAACGGCCGTGCCGATCGACCAGGCGCCAGTGCCCGCCTCGGGTTGGCTTCCAGCGGAAGCCCTGCTTGAAGCGGCGGCTGAGCGCGCGCAGGTCTTTCGAGGCCGGTAGCTGCACCCGGCCGGTGCCTTGTACCTCGGTCATTTAGATCGTCCTCCTCGTTCGCGTCTCGGGCAGGTTTGCCGAAAGGCTAACGAAGGTCGGCGTCAGGTCGCAACGGCTCAGTAGATCCGCAGTTCCTCGTCGGGATCCCAGCCGAGCGTGATCGACCCCCACAGCGCCAGCGTGGCCGCGACTAGCGGCGTAATGTCGGCGTTCGAGTTCTTGCGCGACCAGGCGAAGGCATCTCCCAGCGGGCGCTTGGTCGCCGCCGCCAGCGCGACCGCGAGCTCGGCACTGCCCAGGTGGCGCAGGCCTTCGTCCTCGATCGTGTCCAGCAGCATCCCGCAGGCCTTCGCGTGCTCGGACGCCTTGACCGGCCGAACGATTACGCCCGCCTCCTCGCAGGCGTGGATCAGCGAGGCGACCGGCCCGACCGCGTCGCAGAGGACGGCGAGCGGGTGCCAGCGATCGTTCAGCTGCGCCAGCCGCTGCGGTGCCCAGGTCGCGCCTCGGTCGTGCGCGACGATCTCCAGGTGCAGCAACCCGTCGTGGCGTCGGCCGGCGGCGGCGATCGCCGCTGAGGAGCGGTCGGGCGCGACGTCGAAGGCGAAGCAGACCGGGTCGAGCAGCTGCGAGGCCTCGTCGGTCAGCGCCCACCAGGCCTCGGGCGCCACCAGCGCGGGCGTGGTCGTGTCGGTCGGCGGCCAGTCGCCGACGCCCAGCCGCTCGACCGCGAACGTGCGCCGGTCAAGCGTGTTGAACTCGTCCTCGACCGCCTCGCTCATCACCCGGATCCCGAGGCCGGGGTTAGCGATCGCCCAGGCGCCGGGGTCGCGCGCCGTCTCGGCGTCGAGCAGGTCGGGCGTGTCGTGCTCCAGCGACCACTCGAAGTAGGCAAGACGCGGGTCGCTCGTCGCCAGCGCGCGCTCGCGCACGCGCGTGAAGACGACGCCTTCGAGATGCACCAGCTGATCGACCGCCGAGCCGGTGAACCAGCGTTGCCGGTTCGGCATCGTCGCCATCGTCGGCATCAACGCACCCAGCGAAGCCTCGGCCAGGAACATCGCCTCGTCGTAGACGACCAGCGGCGCGGTGAAGCCTCGGCCCGAGGACTTCGTGCGCGCGAAGAACAGGATCCGCTGGCCGTTCGTGAGCTCGATCCCCTCCTCGCCGTGCGTGCGGATCACGCGCTTGACCCGGCGGGCAAAGTCGGGCGTCCCCTCGATCAGCGCGAGCAGGCGCAGGAAGTGCTCCTTGGCCGTCTTGAAGTGCTGCGCCGAGTGGATGATCAGCGGCTCGCCGAGCAGGAACAGGCCGAAAAGCTCGCGCGCCTCCAGCACCGCGTTCTTACCGTTCTGGCGTGGCACGCAGAGGCCGACTTCGGTCGCTGCCCAGCGCCCGTCGAGCCGTTCGCCCAGGGCGTGTTTCAAGACCAGCGCCTCCCAGGGGTCGAGCGCCAGACCGGCCATCGCCGCAAGCTCGACCGCCTCGGCGCCGGCGCTCGACTGGTACTTCGGCACGCGCATGATGCGCGGCCTCTGCACCCCGACCTCGGCGACGCTCACGGACTGAGGCGCGCCCTTCGCGTCGCGCGCTTCGAGGCAAGCTCATCGACCGCGTCGGTCCCGAGCGCGGGCACCGCCTCGTCGGTCGTCCGCGCCAGCGGGCGCGCCCAGCGCTCCGGGTACTGCCGCTCCAGCAGCCAGGCCGCCGCCTGCCAGTTCTCGCGCGCGGCCTGCGCGATCTGCGTGACGGCGCGCGCCTCGCCCTCGGCGACGGCCTGCGCCACCTGGCGCGCAAGCTCGTCCGAGCGTTCGACCCAGTCCGCAAGGTCTTCGACCGCGACCCCGGCGGCGCGGCAGGCGACGTCCAGGTAGTTGCCCGCGCGCAGCATCGCGATCAGCTGCTGGACGCGCTCGCTCGGTCGGCTATAGCGCGGCATGCTCGACCTCGGCCTTCCCGCCCGTGTGCCGCTGCCAGCGATCCACGATCACGTCGCAGTAGACCGGGTCGATCTCCAGCGCGAAGCCCTGGCGACCAACGTTCTCGCCAGCAACGAGCGCCGTGCCGGAGCCGCAGAACGGCTCGTAGAAGCTATCCCTGCGGCCCAGGTGATTACGCATCGGCCGCGCGAACAACTCGACCGGCTTCTGTGTTGGATGATCCTCGCGCTCGTCGTCAGGCTCGGAGCCGGTTGAGTTCATTTTCGGCGACGGATGCGACCAGACGGTCGTCTGATTGCGAGGCCCGAGAAAGCGCCCGGCACCCTTCCTGCGCGCGTACCAGCACGGCTCATGCTGCGAGTGGTAGTGCGTGCGCGAGAGCACCATTCGCTGCTTGTCCCACACGATCAGCTGCGCGAGCTCGAAGCCGAGCCGTTCAAGACCGGCGCCGACCGTCAGGCAGTAGGGATCGGCGAACCACACATACGCAACGCGCAGGCTCGGGACGAGCGCGAAGGCCTCCGACCAGTCGGCCCGGTCGTCACCAGAGATCGAGCGGTTGCCCTGCCTGCTGCGCAGATAGCTCGGCTCTGCTGGCGCGACGTAGCCATCCCGACGGTCCTTCGTGCCAAGGAAGCGCGCATTGTTGAACCCGGCCAGGTCGCGCCACTCCATGTCCAGGCTCACCCCGTAGGGCGGGTCGGTCGCGAGCAGCTTCGGCTTGGCTCCTCCGAGCAGCCGCTCCACAGCCGCCGGGTCGGTCGCATCGCCACAAAGCAGGCGGTGCCGACCGAGTTGCCAGAGGTCGCCCAGTCGCGCGATCGGCTCGGCCGGTGGCGGCCCTGGCGGCGTGTCTCGATCATCGCCGCTCTGCAGCTGAGCGACCAGACGCGCTAACTCGTTCTCATCCCAGCCCGTGCCGTCGAGACCCGGCAGCGACTGCAGCAGCGCCGCGAGTTCGCCGTCGTCGTAGACGCCCAGGTCAGCGGTGCGGTTGTCCACCAGCACGATCCGCGCCGCCTGCTCGTCGTCCACCTCGATGAAGGTCGCGGCGATCGAGTCCCAGCCGAGCTCGAGCGCGGCGGCCAGCGTGTGGTTCCCGGCCAACACCTCGCCGCTGCCCTTGCGCGCGACGAGCGGGCGGTACTGGCCGTGGGCGAGCAGCGAGGCCTTGATCGCCTCCAGGTTGCCGCGCCGAGGGTTGCGCGAGTAGGGGTGCAGCGACTCGATCGGCACGCGCAGGTCGGCGAGGCCAGGAGCGATCGCGCTCACGGGCAGGGTCGGCGTCATCGCCTCACCATGCGCGCGACACCCGGCCCGGTCGGTTGGCGGTCGCGCGGTTGCAGTGGGCGTGCTCCGGGCCTGCGTAGCGCGAGCGGTCGTGATCGACGTGGCCGAGATCCCACGGCTCGCCGGGTCGGATCGGCCGACCGCAGCGCGCGCAGCTGGCGTTCCCGGTCGCGACCCATCGGGCGAGGCCGCGCCGGATCTGCCGGTGTCGGGCGCCGTAGCCGCGCGCGACCGTCGAGCGCGCGCGAGCGGGGGGGGTCGGACGACCGGGGTCGGTCGCGAGCGCGTCCACCTCAAAACCGCCGTCGCCTCGGCTGACAACACTCACGGCGCCGCGACCTCTGCCGCCGTCTGCTCGGACTCGTCGCTCACCGGCGCCGGGCCGGGTGGCCTCCCCCCGTCCTCCCCCGCCGCATGGCCTGCGCGGAAGCCGAGGTAAGCGCCGAGCACACCGATGATCCCGCCGAGCGCGGTCTGCAGCAGCTGCGTTGCGTTGTCCGACAGCGCAACGCCCGGCTTCGGCGAGCGGATCGCGTCGTAGAGGACGCCGATCGTCACCAGGTTCACCGCCGTGCAGATCGCGACCGCCAGCAGGAGCGCAGCCCAGTCCCGGAGGCGGGTCTGGCGTACCGACTCGCCGTTCACCAGAAGTGCACCAGCGCGACGATCGCGACGACCGCGAGCACGACCTGCGCGAAGCCCGGCAGGTTGACCGCCACCTTCACCGCCTTCGCCGCCGCAGTCCCGGCCGAGTCGTCGTCCCCTTCGCCTTGCCGACGCTCGCCACCCGGTTGCCGTAACGCCGCCGCACCGCTCGGGCGACGTGCGCGTAGGTGCCCGACGTGTGCGACTGGCTCGCGCGAGCCAGCGCGTTGCGCGCCCGCTTCACGGTGTTGATCGGGTACTGCCGCGTCTTCGGGTAGGCGAACGCGGAGGACGGCAGGCGCTTGACTCCCCTCGCCGTCGAGGCGCGGCGCGGTCTCGGTCTACCTCGTGCCATCGAGCCACCTCCTCGCCCGAATCGTAGCCCCGAATCGGCATGCTCCAGGTGGACTAGCTGGCCGCGCCCAGGTCACGCTATGTGTGTGTGCGTCGCGGGCGATCGGCGCCCGCCGAACCAGGAGGACAGCATGACCGGACGCGAAGCCATCGAGAAGATCCTGACCGGGAAGCGCAACCCGATGCCCGCCAGCGAGATCGCTGAGCAGGCCGCGAAGATCGCCACCGGCTTGAAGGGCAAGACGCCGAAGGCGACCCTCGCCGCGCTGCTCTACACCGAGGCGAAGAAGGACGACGGCCTGGTGGTGAAGTCGGGCAAGGGCACCTTCAAGCTGAACCCGAAGCGGAAGACCGCGACGAAGAAGCCGCGCGCGGCCGCCTAGCCCGCCTCTCACACGCACGACCCCGACGCCTCCCCAGCGGGAGGCGTCGCTCGTGATGGGCGCGACACGCCGAGCGCGGTGCGGCGTGTGAGGACGCTGCTCGACGCGCGCGCCCACGTTCA